AGACCGATAGCAAGAGCCAGCCTATTTCCCCGAATAGAACTGAGGCTTGCGAACTAACAACGAATAGAAAGGGTGGTTGCTATGAGCAACAACTACTGGGACGAAGAAGACGATGACCTAGATACAGCGGAACAATTTCCTGCTGATGGAAGTGACTTGTTAAAGAAGTTACGGAAAGCAAAGCGGGCAGATGAGAAGCGTATCAAAGAACTTACAGAGCAACTTGAGGGATTTACCAAGAAGCAGCGTGAGGAAACCGTCAGGAATGTCCTAGCAAAGAAGGGCGTAAACGAAAAAGCTGCAAGGCTTATTCTCAAGGATTTGGATGAAGTTAACGAGGAGGCAGTTACAAACTGGCTCGATGATAACGGAGACCTATTTGGATATACTCCAGAAACTTCCGAGAAAACTACAGACTTGGCAGCACTCCGTCAACAAGATATTGTGACACAGGGAGCAGTTACGCCTGACAGAGCGCAAGATTTAGAATCGCGTTTAAACAACGCAGCATCTGAGGATGAGATTCTAGCTATCTTGCGAAGCCAAGAATAAACCGTTCATAGTCAAGGAGACTAACTAAATGCCAAATGAATACATCTCTACGGCGTCTGCCTCTCTAGGCGGAACCGCAGGTGGTGCTGGTCTAGTACAGAAGGCGTATGACCGCTTACTAGAGTTCGCTCTCCGTTCAGAACCACTAATTCGTTCTGTTGCGGATAAGCGTCCAGCCCGTCAAGCAATCCCAGGCTCAACTGTTGTACTACAACTCTACAAGGATTTGGATGCAAAGACATCTACCCTTACTGAGACAGTAGACCCAGATGCAGTCGCAATGTCAACACCTAACTCAGTAACCATTACTCTTAACGAGTACGGTAACTCAGTTCTAGTTACACGTGCGTTGGAGCTCTTCAGCCTTGCTGATGTAGACCCAGCTATCGCTAACATCATCGCATTCAACCTTGCTGATTCTATCGACCAGGTTGCTGCTACAACTCTTCGTCAGGGAACCAACGTAATCTACTCAGGTTCTACTGCAACAAGCACAGCGACAATCACTTCCGCTGCAACTCTTACATCTGCTAACCTACGTCGCGCAGTTGCGAAACTACGCTCCAACAAGGCAGTTGCTCGTAAGGGCTCACTATACTGGGCTGGTATCCACCCAGAAGTTTCACACGACCTTCGTGCAGAAACAGGCGCAGCCGCATGGCGCGACCCACACAACTACCAGGATGGTTCACAAATCTGGGCTGGAGAAATCGGACAGTACGAAGGTCTATTCTTCGTAGAGTCACCACGTATTCCTTCACTCAAGGATGGCGCTGACCAGTCTGCTCTCGCTACAACCGCTGTTACTGTTGCTGGTACTTCGGCAGGCTTCACCTTCGGTGTTGCTTCATCTGCTGTTATCGCAACTCGTGCAGAGGTAGGCGACAAGATTGCTGGAACTGGTATTGCATCTGGTGCGAAAATCACCAAGATTGAAACCTCTGGTGCAACCACAACATTCACTGTTGATACAGCACACACTGCTCCTGTTACAGCAACAACAACTGTAACTGTAACTCCTGTAACTCGCGTATACCGCACACTGATTGCTGGAAAGCAAGCGATGGCGGAAGCAGTTGCAGAAGAGCCACACGTAGTCATCGGACCAGTAGTTGACAAGTTGATGCGTCACCGCCCAATGGGCTGGTACGGCGTACTCGGCTTCTCACGCTACCGTGAAGAGGCTTTGTATCGCATTGAGTCCGGTTCTTCAATCGGCGCTCTATAGTTGATTCACTGTTGGGCAGGGGAAACCCTGCCTAATGGTGAGTTCATTAGGAGGACTTATGACAATGTACAACTTCACTACACCTGTAGCAGAAGAAGGACCAGCCGGTGGACACAGATTGTTCTCGTTCTATAGACTGAACAAAGGCATCACTATCGTTCGTAAGACTAACGGTCAGTATGCACAAGTTCGATACATAGTAGATGAGGATGCAAAGAACTACCCTGAGATTTACTTTGGGGGAAGAAACCATACTGTAGATGAAGCCACAAAGGCAAGACTTATTGCCGGTGGCGTAGGTATTACGGAGGCGAACTTTACAGCGATATGAGCCTACACAGACAACAAGTTCATCCTGAATTTGTTGAAGGTTGTTTTGGTTGCAAGATTGGGACACTTCAACTATCTCCAGGGGATGCAAGTTCTGGCAAGTTAATGCCAAGTAAAAAATGGAATGCAGAATTGGATGCCTATAAGGACGCTAGAAAGCAAGGCATTCAGCCAGCGGGTACTTCTATGAAAGCAATTCAAGAAGCACACAAGGCATCAGAGGTATTAGGCAAAGCCTATAACGCTGAGTCTATGCCCAAGGCAAAAGACATAAACAAAAATACCGCAGCAGTACTTAAAGAACTAGGAGCATAGATATGCCAAAGGTAAATGGAAAGAAGTTCCCATATACAGCCAAGGGCAAGAAGATGGCTAAGATGGAAGAAATGAAGATGATGAAGAAGAAGGCTGCTAAGAAGCCAGCAAAGAAGATGGGCAAGTAAATGGCTAACAAATCCAGAAAAGCAGGTGGCATAGATAATCCTAATGCCAAAGCACACGTTGCTGAGCTTTACAGAAATACACGTTCAGTTACATACAAGCCTAACACTAAGTTAGGTGGACGTGAGATGGACCCAACAAAGATTAAGGGCTTTAAGTTTGGCAGAGGAACTGAGTAATGAAGAAGACTGCTAAGCAAAAGAAAATCTCTAAGGTTATGCGTGAGTTTAAGGCTGGAACCTTGCACTCAGGCAAGAATCCTAAGGGTCCGAAGAAGGCACCAGTTGTAAAGAATCGCAAGCAGGCAGTAGCCATTGCTTTATCTCAGGCTGGTATGTCTAAGAAGGGCAAGAAGAAATGAAAGCAAAGAAGAAGCCTTCAAGTAAAAATATAAAAGTTACTGTAGTTCTGAAGAAGGAAAAGAAGAAGAAGTCCAAGTCAGAAATGAAGCGTGAGCGTCTTGAAGAAAAGCGCGAGATGGCAATGGACAAAGCTCTTCTCTCAGCACTAAAGAAAAAGAAATAAGGGATAGGGAGTATGGAAAACAAAAGCAAGCGTGACCCGCGCCTAGCACGTGCAGGCGTATCAGGATTCAACAAGCCGAAACGTACTCCCAACCATCCAAAGAAGTCACACATTGTTGTGGCTAAGGTTGGGGACAAAGTTAAGACCATCAGATTCGGTGAGCAGGGAGCAAAGACTGCAGGTGCACCTAAGGCTGGAGAGTCTGAACGTATGAAGATGAAACGTAAGTCTTTCAAGGCTCGTCATCAAAAGAATATTGCTAAAGGAAAAATGTCAGCAGCCTATTGGGCAGATAAGGTGAAATGGTAAAATGCCACAAGGAGTAGCAGGTAGTACATTTGTAGACGAGTTGAATCGTCTTGCAAACAATGGGACATATCCAGTAGAGACAGCATATCTTGAAGAACAAGGTGCTGCCAATAAGTATGCTAATACATCTGGCCTAGGAGTCCTTGCTGCTCTAAACCTGAAAGCTAGCCCAACTCGTCGTCCTGACCAATACAAGGGACTTAATGCAGTATGTAATGAACTAGCCGGAACCACCGGACTAGAGGCCATCCCAGCGCTAAGGAGCATCAACCTACCGTGAGTGCTAAGTATAACTTGGTCTGCGAGCAAGGAACTACATTTAACTTTCAGTTCCAAATCAAAGACGATGACACACCTAGGAACCTGACTTCCTATACAGCCACTATGACTGTGCGTCCATTCGTTGACTCTGCTACCACTACTGTGGTTGCTAGTACAGCCAATGGTCGTATTACTATTGACGCTGCTAATGGCAGAATTACAGTCAACATCGACTCCGCAACAACGGCAGGCTTTGATGCAAGCCGTCATGTTTATGATTTAATAATTGACAGCGGTGTTACAATTACAAGGATTCTAGAGGGTAAGTTCGTAGTGACTCCGGCGGTGACAGTATGACAACATTTATTATCGTTGAGTCGATTACCCCTAACGTAGGTTTAGTATTATCTAATCAGCAAGGACCTGCTGGTCCTCAAGGCGCTACCGGTCCTACCGGTCCTACCGGACCTACTGGCCCAACGGGCGCAGCATCTACTGTTACCGGTCCTACTGGTGCGACAGGACCTACCGGTCCAACTGGTCCTACTGGAGCAGCGAGCACAGTCACCGGACCAACCGGTGCTACTGGCCCCACAGGAGCCACAGGAGATACAGGTCCTATTGGCCCTACAGGCCCTACAGGAGCCGCATCTACAGTTACTGGACCAACGGGACCAACGGGTCCTACAGGCGCTGCTAGCACCGTTACAGGCCCTACAGGACCTACTGGTGCACAAGGCCCAACAGGTCCGACAGGACCAACTGGTGCAGCCTCAACTGTTACCGGACCAACAGGTCCGACTGGTGCTACTGGTCTAACTGGTGCTACTGGACCGACAGGTCCTACTGGAGCAACCGGAACTACAGGAGCAACAGGGCCTACTGGACCGACAGGAGCAACAGGCCCGACAGGTGCAGCAGGTGCAGTTACTTCTATCATTGCTGGCACCAATATTACAATTAGTCCTACCAACGGAATCGGTGATGTAACAATCAACGCATCAGGTGGTGGGGGCGGAGGAGCCGCAGGCGACTCAGACCAAACTATTCTTCCAGTTCAGATATTCTCGTAAAGGATAACAATGGCAACATTTACCAAGGTAGCCTTATCAGGCTCAACACAAGGCAAGGCAATCAAGGTTGCTGCCACTGCTTCAACTGGCACAACAATCCACGCAACAGGTACATCATCAACTATCATCGATGAAATCTGGTTGTATGCCTACAACTCATCTAGCAGTTTAGTTACTTTAACTATTCAATATGGTGGAACTACTGCTGTAGATGATGATATTAGACTTGACTTACCACCCACATCAGGGTTGACCCTTGTTGTTCCTGGTTTAATTCTTACAGGTACTGGCGCGGCTGCTAACACAGTTCGTGCTTATGCTGGAACTTCAAACGTTGTAACAATTTCAGGCTATGTGAACAGGATTTCCTAATGTCAGCAAGAATGGACAGAGGACAGTCAGATTCTCAAATTTCAACATGGATGCCATCCAATAGTGGATATACTCCAATCTCTCAGCAAACCATTGGCTCTGTTGTTCCTCACGGTTTAAAACTACGCCAAGTAATTCCATCATCTGGCGCAGTAACAATTCCTAGTGGAATAACTTTTGTTTATGCAATTGTCGTCGGTGGGGGCTCGGGTGGATTTGGACCATCAGTTTGTAGTGGTGGCGGAGCAGGTGGTGTTTCTTGGGGATGGACTCTTGCGCAATCAACTTGTGTAGTTGGTGCTGGAAGTTCAAGCGCAAGCGTTAATGGTGGATACTCTCGTTACGGCAATATAATTGCCGGTGGCGGTGGAGGTACTCAAGTCGGCTCTGCTGGCAATGGCAGTTCTGCTTCGCTCCAGGCGGGTGCGATAAATTACTGGGGAATGCCTGGTGGGCAGTTCAGTAGTGAATCCCTTGCAAAAGGAAATCCTGGCTCTGGCGCAGGCGGGGGTGCTGGTAATTCCTTTGTGGCTGGAACTGGAGTTGCAGGAGATGGCGGTGATGGCTACTCAGGTGGCGGTGGTGGTTCTTTCAGTTTATCAACTGGGAATCTGACGGGCGGTAACGGCGGTAATGGTTTAGCCGGTGGTGGGGGCGGTGGCTCTGGAAATGCAAATACTGGAACTAGAACCGGCGGGAACGGCGGCAATGGAGTTGGCGTAGATGGAACTATCTACACAGGCGGAACTGGTTCTACTGGAACTAATGCCAACGGTGCCGGTGGTGGCGGGGCTGGAATGGGTAATCCGTTTGGAGCAAATCCAGCAACAAATGGCAATGGCGCTAATGCTGCGGGAGCAAATGGTGGCGCAGGTGGTTTAGGTGGCGGAGGAGGAGGCGGGACTTCTTCGGGTAGCGCAGGTGCTGGTGGGGCAGGACTAATTTATCTTTACTATTAGGAGTAACAATGGCAACTAATTTCTATAATAATCCTTCCTTCTCTGAGTCACCTTACGGGTTAAAATTACAACAAACAATTACTTCGAGTGGTTCAGTTACCGGAATACCATCTAGCGTTAAACGAGTATACGCTGTATGCATTGGTGGTGGAGGTGGTGGAGGAACTTATGTATCCCCATTAAACTATCGGGTAACAGCAATTTCAGGTGATGGAACAACTATGACTTACACCTCTGATAATAACTTAGTAGCAGGAATGCAAGTTACTGTTTTAGGTTCTTCTATCGCTGGCTACAATGTTACAAATGCAGCAATCGCATCAGCAACATCAACTCAATTTACTGTTACCGGAACTACGACTGGAACTCCTACTTTAACAGATGCTTATGCTTCGGCTCGAACAGTAACAACTGGAGCAGTGGCCGGCGGATTAATTACATCGGTAACTCCATCATCTCCGGCAACTGGACAAGTTACGTATGCTACGACAGCAATTGTTCCGGTAGGCGTAAATGTCAACATTAGCGGTGCAACACCTTCTGGTTATAATGGAACAAAGTTGGTAATAAGTAGTGTGCCTGGAACTAGTTTTACTGTTTCGGACCCAACTACAGGAGCCGCTAGCGGAACAATAACTTTTAGTGGAGTTGTCACTTTCACTGCTGCAAACAATTATTCTATAAGTTCCTTAATAATTCATTCGAATCATACACCAAGTTCATATAACCTTACTTCTTCATTGGTAGTAGATGCTACATCAACAACATATACTGTTGCAAACCCTCTTACTTATGGAACAACCTGGACTAGCGGAGGAAACTCAACATTTTCTAACTCTACATTAGCAAATGCTGGTGGCGGTGGGGCTGGTGGATATTCTGCTGGTTGGACAACTGTTCCATCGACTTGCACGGTTGGTGCCGGTGGCGCTGGTGGGCAAATGAATCTTGCATTTACCGGCACGAATTCAAATGTACAATTTAATAATCCAAATGGACGTGGTGCTAAAGGTGGAGATACAAGGTTTGGCACAGTAATTGCCGGGGGAGGTGGTGGCGGAGCAGGTTCTCACGGAAATATAACTATACCTACCTCATACGGTGGTGCAACTGGCGGTGGAAGCACTACTGCTACTTCAGCGATTCAATCCAGTCCTTCATTTACTGGAGCACCAGCAGGGGTTTCTGGCTCTGCTGCATATGCCGGAGCCGGTGGTGGTAGTGGCAGCGCAGGAACCGCTGGCGTTTCAGGTGGTGGTGGAGGTGGGCATAACTCATCAATGCTTAATGCCTCACCTATGACTGGACGTGCAGGTGGTGCTGGACTTATTGGCGGCGGTGGAGGTTCTGCTCTAAGTCTTTTCGGCACGACAGGTGGGGCCGGTGGTAATGGCGACAGGTTTGCTGGAGGAACTGGTTCTAATGGAACTGGAGTTCTATTTGGTGCCGGTGGCGGGGGCGGTGGTTATGCCGGAGCCGGAGGAAATGCCTCAGGCAACAATGGCGGTGCTGGTGGAGCCGGTGGCGGCGGCGGTGGTGCTGGCTGTAACTTCGGTACTGGTGGCGCTGGTGGTAACGGCGTAATATATCTTTACTACTAAGGAGAATAAATGCCTACATTTGCAATGATGAGCGGTGATACCGTAGATAACATTATTATGGCTGACGATAAGGAAGCCACAGAGCAAGCACTACGCTGCACTCTAATTGAGTTCACACCTGATAATCCAGCGGGTATTGGATACATCTATGATGCAGAGACTGGCAAGTTTAATCCGCCAGTGGTTGAAGAAGAAGTGGTGACAGAGTAACTCTGTGAAGATAGCCGTATATACCATAGCGCTCAATGAAGAACAATTTGTTGAGCGCTGGTATCAATCAGCAAAGCAAGCAGACTATCTGCTAATTGCTGATACTGGTTCAACTGATGGGACGATAAGTAAAGCCAGGGCCTTAGGTATCAATGTCATCTCAATCAATGTAAAGCCTTGGAGATTTGATGTAGCACGCAATGCGTCTCTTGCAGCCTTGCCGGCTGACATAGACTATTGCGTAGCATTAGATATGGATGAAGTGTTGGTTGCTGGATGGAGAGAACATCTTGAGAAGGCAACAGCAACAAGGCCAAGATACCAATACACCTGGAGTTGGAATGCCGATGGCAGTCCTGGACTTCAGTATGGTGGGGACAAGATTCATACTCGGCACGGGTACTATTGGAAACATCCAGTGCACGAAGTGCTAAACAACTACGGTATGGACGAGACTCAGGAATGGGTTGGCTTAAACATTGAACACCATCCTGATGATTCAAAGTCCAGAGGCCAGTACTTCCCACTGCTTGAACTAGCAGTAGCCGAAGACCCATACGGTGACAGGAATCTTTACTACTTAGGCCGTGAATATTATTTCTATAATATGCACGATAAAGCAGTAGAAATGTTCAGTCGATACTTAGAGGTAGGTAAGTGGGCACCCGAGAGAGCAGCAGCCCTACGGTATATGGCCAAGTGCCAGCCTGATAAGGCTGAGGAATATCTAAACAAAGCCCTGCTTGAAGGCGATAGACGTGAGACTCTAGTTGATTTGGCTATGTACTACTACGGATTATCTGAGTGGGCGCAGTGCAAAGAGTATGCAGTAAGGGCAATACGGATAACCGATAAGCCGCTTGACTATCTATGCGAAGTATTCGCCTGGTCAGAAGTTCCATATGACTTGATTGCAGTATCTGAGTTTAACCTTGGTAATCATAAAGCAGCACTCATCTATGGTGAGATTGCTGCCGAGATGAACAAGAGTGATGAAAGATTACAAAGGAACCTACGTTTCTATAAGGAGAAACTAAATGCCAACACTTGATGAAATGGTTGATGAGGTAAAGTCTAAACTCATTGGCTATACTATGAACCAAGACAAGGTTACATATGTAAACAATACCTCTGGTATCACAGCTACCAGCACAACCATTGAGGTTGGCCCATCTAATAACTTTGCTAAGGGTATCATCGAGATTAACGATGAGTTGATTTGGGTTGACTCTTACAATAAATCTGCAGGTACCCTGACGGTAGCTTCAGGTTTTGGTCGTGGGTATCTGGGCACCAATGCTGCACCCCACTCGCGCTATGCCCAGATAACCCTCTCTCCTACATTCCCTAGGGTTAACATCAAGCAAGCAATCAATGATACTATCATGGCAATCGGCGATAGGATTCATGCCGTAGCATCAACTACCCTGACATACAATTCAGCCGTCACAACCTATGCCCTGCCTGACGATGCAGAGACTGTACTGTCTGTGTCATGGGAGTCTACTGGTCCATCCAAAGAATGGATTCCAGTAAAGCGTTGGAGACAAGACAGGATGGCTAGCACTGCAGCCTTCAACTCTAACATTACTGTTTCAATCTATGACCCAATTACCTCTGGACGTACAGTATTAGTATGGTATTCAACAGACCCAAATACATTAGATGCCAACTCAGAAGACTTTGCTGACGTCACAGGATTGCCTGAGACTTGCAAAGATGTAGTTGTGTTAGGTGCATGTTACCGACTTCTATCGTTCCTAGATGCTGGTCGCATCAACCTCACATCTGCTGAGGCAGATTTGAATGATACTAAGACTCCATCTAATGCAGGAACTAGCGTAGCTAGATATGTCTACGCATTGTATCAACAGCGACTCAATGAAGAAATTGCTCGTCTACAAAACAAGTATCCAGTCAAGTTACACTACAACCGCTAAGGAAAATAAATGGCTCGTCTATTCACATCAGTAAGCGTAGAGACAACACTCTCTGCAACTATCTCATCTAGCGCAACAAGCATCACTGT